CCCCTTCATCAGGGAACTTTTGCTCTCCACTTTCGGTAAAAGTGAGGTCAAAATCTACACGCAAGAGGGCTTGAGAGTACTTAATCGAGGCATTCTGAGGGACAACCATCAGGCGACCAACCCAAGGATGGATCAATTCCCCCGTACCCTTCGTCTGCATCTTCTCTTCAAGGGCTTTCATCTGCTTGATGTAGTCATAGCCAGAATAAAAACCAGTAATTGTGAAGGTTTTGGCAGATCGCCCCATGTCTTCGGCGAAGGGTACGTCTCGATTAGGGTACTCATGCACGATGACACGACGGCCAACCGTGTGGCTAGTCTCCAACACATTGAAGGTCACGCCTCGAAACGACGCAGTGCGCAGTTGTTCTTGAGCTTTAGTAGCCATTTATTTGCCTTCACAGATAAAAAAAGGGTCAGTCTAGGTTTCCCCAGACCAACCCAACACACCTTCTTACGACCAAAGACTAAAAGTCGTAAGAACCGCCTGAATTAACGACCAAATCCCCACCACGGCCACGGATTTCGTCCACGGACGCGGTTGCACCATCGGCTGCGCGAACCGTCACAGTAACCTCACCCTTCATCCCCTGCGGAGTTGCATTCGGGAATGTCGGGCTTGCCATCGACATGAAGGCGGGATTAGCCACATTCACGTTGACGCCTGTGCTATTGCCTCCTGTCATCCAATCAGGGAGCCAGGACGCGGCCTTTGTGAAGGCGTTTCGCCACATGTCGGCTATGCCAGTGAAGAGACTGGCAAACTTTTCACCAATCTTCTTCACGAGGTTTATGCAGAAGTCCTCGAACGATAAATAGGCCGCTTTTGCTTTGGCGATTGGCTCGGCCAAGAGGTCACCAAAGAAGCCAAAAAGGGCTTTCCAAGCGCCCATAATGACCTTGACAACGTCCTTTAAGTAGCTCGCAATGAACTTAAAGATGTTTCCCCCACTGTCCTTCCAGAGGTTGCTCACGTAACGGCAAATTGCGTCCCAAGAGCTCGTAAAGAAAGAACTAAACGAGGAAAAGTCAATGCCTAGGCTCTTAAAGAGCGAGCCGAATCGATCACTTAACCCCTTGAAAGCAGCGTTGAAGTCGATGCCCCAACGATCCTTCAGGAAGCCAGAGATGCCAGCCCACACCTTTGTGGCCACGGCTTTGATTTTGTCAAAGTGTTTGTAGATTAGGTAAGCTGCGCCAGCAATTGCTGCAACCACCAGTCCAGGAATCCCCACTACACCATAGAGTGCGACACCAAAGGAGACGACCGCAGAGGTCATCTTGGCGATGGCGATCACGCCACGTGCAGCCATAATCCCTGCGAAAACCTTCACGATGGTGCTAAGACCACCAACCGCTTCAATCCCCTTCACTGCATAGCGAATAAAGGAAGAAATCTGCGATATGACCTCTTCAAAGTTGATTTTGTCGACTGCACGAGCAATCGATTCAATCGCCTCAGAGATCTTGGTCGTGATGATTTCCTTGTTAGCCAACACGAGCGCTTGGAGCTTGTCGATGAGCTTCATCAAAGTAGGAGACAATCGAGCACCAACCTTCGAGGTGATGCCCTCTAGTACCCCTTTGAACAGTTCCATCTTGTCGCCCAAAGCGGCTGCTGCCTTGACGTCTTTGTTCGACATGACCAACCCAAGCTCATCAGCTTGTTTAGCCATGGCGTCAAGCCCTTCCGCCCCATCTTGTAGGGCTGGCACTAGGTTTGCGGCTAATTTATCCCCGAAAATGCCAGTGAGCATCTGAAGACGCTTCGTGGGATCCGTGTTGACCTTGACTGCGTCAGCCAATTCACGCATCACAGATGCAGCGTCCTTCGCTTTCCCAGTGCTATCTTTCCACTGGACTCCTAAGGACTTGAACATTGTCACAAGGTTGTCATTATTCCCTGCGGACGCCTGCCCCATCTGGTAGGTGAGCTTAGAGAGTGCCTTGTCCATCTGCTCCGCACTCATGCCACTCAGTTGAGCGGCTACCCGTAAGCGTTGGAGCGCTCCAGTCGTCACACCTGCGCGGATCGCCGCCTTGTCGATCGAATCCCCTAAAGTGACAAACTGGCTGACCACCCCCTTAATGGAGATTGCGCCAATGCCAGATAAAGCACTGAAAGGGATCGCTAATTTTCGACCAATTGCCCCCGCACGATCAGAGACCTCCTTGAAGGAACGATCAATGATCTTGATCTTCTTGGTGGCCTCATTGATGTGCTTATTAAAATCGGACGTGACGAGCTTTAAGCGGGCGGTTAAGGTCTGCGT